ATGAATAGAATTATGTTGTTGCTCTGGGGAAACGGTTTCAAATGCACTCGTGCTGATTTGGCGTATGATCTTTATGATGATAATGGTACGGTTGATAATTTTCGTGATGCTTTTCGTGGATATACTGAGGGAAAAAACAATATCGTTACTGCAATTCGTAATGAATCATTTAAGGTAGCTTCTGCTGGCAGATTTGAGGGTAAATTGTATGAGAATTGGACAGTCGGATCTCGTAACAGTTCGGTGTATTTTAGATTCTACGATAAAAGAGTTGAGCAAAAACTCCGCAAATCAAGCATTGACGCCATGTTCTCTTCAAATCTTATCACAGAGCTTGAATACAAAGAGTTGTGTAAATGTGAGGATTATTGGTTCAGAATTGAAATAGAATTAAAGCGTGGAATCAGTGAAAATATTTGTGAAATGCTTATGGCCGGGCATGATCTGGGTGCTGTTTTCGCGGCCGTGATGCAAAAATCATTCCGGATTATTCCGGAAACAGACGATCTTCATCACAAATCGAGAGTTGATTCTATTGCATGGTATCAATCATTCATCAATGATGTGCAAAAGAATCATTTTGTTCAATTGCCGAAAACGGTTATCTCGTCAAAAAAAGTTTTCGCTAGTTTACAGTGGGTTCTGCAATGTACCTCCATCAATGCGGTTTATAAATTGATGCGTGTTAAAGATATTCAGCTTTTAGATGTATTTGAAATTGCTGGTTTGGTCAAGGCTTATAAAAAACCTGCTCTTCGAATGTTGATTCAATCATGCGGTTATTGTTTAGATTCATTTGATCGCTGGAAAGTATTTGATCAAGACTTTGAAAATTCAGATTGGGCGTTTTCTTGGCTTTTCAATAATAAAATTCGTGATGAATTTATTGCAGATTTTGCTGTAAAAAATGGAGATCAATTAGCATACGCTATTGAATAATGAAAATGGAGGATTCGAAAATGATCGGTGTTGTTGTCGGGATTCGTAAAATTGATTATGACAGTAAAAAGACTGGAAAGCCTGTGCATCTGGTGGAATTGCATGTAACTTCAAAGGATAACCGTGTTGCTGGTATTGCTGTTTCTGTGGTCTGTACTTCTCCGGATAAAGCGGAAAATGTTGTCGTTGGTGAAGAATATCTTTTCATGTATGACAAGCAAGGTGACGGGGCGGCACGCCTTGACATGATTCTTCCTTCCTCTGCTCTCTCTCGGCCTGTAGTTGATAAGAAATAACGGAGGGATAACATGTGGGCATCACACCTACTCCAGCTGTATTGGTTGACATTTACAAGCAGTATCTTTGCGAAGATGCTGATCTCGCACTTTCGTTAATGTGCGTTTTGATTGGGGTGATTATTGTATGTACCTTGGCACTGATCATGTCGCACTTTTTTTCTCGAACATAAGCACTCTGATCTTTTTACCGTTTCTGTTGTTGCCTGTCATTCTTGAGTTAATCGTTGGTCTTTGGCTTATTGTTCAGTTTCTTCGAATTATTGGTACTGGCACACGATAGATGAGGGGGATGTTGATGTTACCAGATTTTGCTCGTATTTGGTTTAGGATAGTAGATCTTTTTCAAGGGGTTGCTTATGGTGTTGGTATTTTGATTGTAATTATTTTAGGGATTGTTTTTTCTATTATTGGTATGGTCTTTTTGGTGAAGTTGGCAATTGGTTTCTTCGGTAAATTGTTTCTCTCTGGCGGTATGACTGAAAAAGAAGCTATGAAGTCAATGCAAGGCACTGAATGGTCATCCGGCTCATGGCAATCTCATGTTGAAGAGTGTAACTCATGGGATGATTCTGGCGATTCTATGTGGGATGACGGTCAAGGTGGAGACTATCGGGATTAACGGTTTTAACACTTCGGTGTAAAAATAATTTATGAAGAAGGAGGGTTTTTTATGACTGCTGTAATAACTGCTCTTACATCTGGTTTTGAGGACATCGCTACAAATGCTGGTCTTGTTATCGTCGCTGTTGTTGGCGTTGCTATCGGAATCATCGGAATGATCTGGTTGACAAAGTTCGCAATTGGTTTCTTCACATCACTTTCCAAAAAAGGCGGCTAATTGCCGGGGGGTATTTTATGCATGAAATACATACTCCGAAAAAGGGGGCACTTCTTCGGAGGTGCTTTTCTTTTCGGAAATTACTATCAGTTTTATTAAGTTGTGCAATTGTTGTAACGTGTGTATTTACTGGTTTTTTCGCTAAAGTTGAACCTGTAAAAGCTGTTGGCGTTGATACTGTAATAGAGCTTGGCGTCATTGAATGTGTGATGCTTTATTTCGTTGCGTATGGTGTAGTTTTTGATAATCAGCAAGATGCAAAGGCTATGGCTCGGCAATTTGTTGCAGACTATGAAGATTGGTTCACTGGTACAGCCTTTTATAATAATTTCAAAATGAAATGGGATGCTACTAGAGGTTTTTTTTATCTGACATGGATGATTACGGCAAATCAAGCACGAGAAATGAAAATGTGGCTTGATAGAGTTTTAGATGCCGGGGGAAATGAAGTATCTTTCTCGATTGAATCTGAAACGGGAATTTATGAAGATACTAATGGCAATTTATCACCGTTTACATCAGCAGTTCAATATCCGGTTATATTAAATGCAGACCTTACTTTTAATACTTGCATAGCACCACAAATATATTTTCATAATACAATGGCAGGTTCAACGTATTATCGTATTTTGACATTTACAAACGGAACACAAGACATAGAAGCAAAACAAGGCATAATGGGCGAATGGACATTGGTTAATCACATAGAATCATTAGATGGCGTTACTATGCAGATTCCGGCTTGGGATACAGAAATGAGAATTTATTACTATAAAGGCGGTGGCGGTTTCGGTACTTGGAGTTATTGTGATTATCCGAGTTGGTGGATTAATCATGATTTATGCTTATATTCAACAACGTATTCAACGGAATTTCCAATAAAATTAGTCACTCATTCAATAGGCGGTAGAGCAGGAATGATTGATAATCCGGCAGATGATTGGTATAACTTTGATCTTAATGGGGTCAACACATTTATGAAAAGTGTTTCAGTACCGCTTACGAAATTTGATACTGCGGCAGAAGCTGAAGGACATGACACTGTTGTTATTGGCGGTGCGACTTGGGGTGTTGTCGATGATACGGCGGCTATTATAGATATGCCTGCCGAAGCTGTTCGTGATGTACCTATTGCGGATGATATGACAATAGCTATTCCTATTGCATCTGCTATCCCTACGGCGGCGGCTATACCTATTGTTGGGTCAACTGGGGTAACTGCGGATAATAGCAAATGGCCGGAATTGAAACTAGCTATATTGACACGTTTCCCTTTTTGCTTACCGTGGGATTTATATGGATTGCTGAACGTTTTTAATGCACCTATGGAATCTCCTCATTTTAGAATATTGATACCGTTGGGTGATTTTTATACAATTGATTATGTTGCTGATTTTGCAGATTTGCCGGGTATGTCTTCTCTTGGTTCGCTTTGTCGCTGGACTGTTGGTATTAGTTTTATGCTTGCATTGGTATTTGTTACCAGATCTCTAATCAGATCATAAGGGGGTAAAATGAATATATTTGGTTATGATATTGCGGATGCACTAAATGATGTTTTAAATAAAATGTTTGAGTTTTTCACTTGGGCAGTTAATCTTATGCCCGGTTCTCCTTTTACTGATTTTATTACTGGTGTTCCCAGCAGTTTCAATCAAACTATGGGGTTCGTGAATTATTTTGTTCCTGTTTCTTTCTGCTTGCAGATAGCTACTGCATGGCTTGCGTCTATTCTGATCTATTATGTTGTGCAATTGATTTTACGCTGGATTAAGGCCATAGAATGATAATATGCATAGTAAAACAGCTCTGCTACTCAGGCGTTATTTGTGCAATATGTATAAGGGGTGATTTGTAATGTCAATAACTGCATTGACTGGTACTCCCGGCTCTGGGAAATCTTGCAATACTGTTCGGCTCTTGAGTGTTTGGTTAAAATCAAATCGTACTGTTATGACAAATTTCGAATTGAATCCGGATGTGGTTGCTAAGTATAAAAAAGGTTATCGCGGTGAAGTGATTTGCATGGACAATTCACAATTAACGGTAGGTTTTCTTGTTGCGTATGCTTTGAAGCATTTTAAAAAAGGCCGGGAAGGTCAATGTCTTTTGGTAATAGATGAAGCTGGGGTTTTATTCAATCCGGAACGTGCAAAGTCTGACAAAAAAGATATGATAGCATGGCGTAATTTCTTTCGTCAGCATCGTAAATTCGGATATGATATTTATTTGGTCACGCAATCTCTTAGATCTTCCATTGATCGACAAATTCGTGAAATGGTAGAAACGGAAACCAAACATAGAAAAATCAACCAGTGCGGCCTGTTTGGTGCGGTGCTTTCAATGGTTACTCGCAGATCTTTTTTTATCACAATATCGACATGGCCGGGCGGTGGAAATATGCAACTTGGCAAAGATTTTTTTATGTATCGTAAAGCATTTGGAAAGATGTATGATTCTTTCAAGGTATTTTCTGATTTTGATTTATCTGATGGATTGGCTTTTTTGGCTGAAATGGAGGAACGAAAAGGGGTGGCGGCCTTGCCGCCGGGGGCTCTTGCAGTGACGAAATAA